GGGGTAAGTCTTATTGGGCTGCTAATATCGCTGCTCACGAGTATCTTACAGACGGGCAACGGGAATACGTCCCCGGAAATCCTCCCAAAGAAACGGCAGAGATCATGCTCAGTGCATACAACGCCCCCTATGTCAATGACCTCATTACAAAAATACAGGACGTCCTGAACAACTATCCCGGCGGCATGGAAGTCAACGGGATATACTATCCACCACCTTTTGCAAAAACCCTTGCGGGTACATGGTCGATAGGTAAGAAGATCGAGAATTACTACAAGAAGAAGATAGGCGGCAAGTGGCAATGGATGGGGACAAGGTCCTGTTTCAAGCCGCGTGTCTACAAGGACAAGCCTTTGGCTGGTGTCGGAGGTCGTAATACCCTGAAGATAGGGGAAGAGATCGGGGTTTGGGAAAACCTCATTGAATCGCATTTCGCAGATGAGAACACTCAGAGACTTAATAATTATAAGTTTGGCTCTACCCTTTATATCGGTACTGGTGGTGACATGGTGGGCGGTGGAACACTTGCCGCACAAAAGATGTTTTATGATCCCGAGACTTATGATTGCCTGGTGTTTGACGATATTTATGAGAATCGAGGCAGAATAGGTCTGTTCTTTCCGTCGTCATATACGAAGATAAACTACAAGGATCCGTTGGGTAACACCAACCACCAACTAGCCAAACTCGGTGAAGAGGAAGAACGAGAGAAAAAGAAGATGGCAAAGGATGCCAGTGCATACGACGAGTATGTGGTGTATAACCCATTGGTTCCCAGTGAGGTATTCCTTTCAAAAACAAACAATATATTCCCCCTCAAGGATCTCCAGTATACTCTGGCGCACATAGAGACCAGTAAACTGGCTGATGCTGAATGGGTTGGAGACCTGGTACTCACTGAAACAGGTGACGTCGAGTGGTTTAACAACGCCAAGAACAGGCCTATTTACGATTTTCCTTTGAAAGCCGAGGCTAACACGGAAGGATCGGTAGTCCTTTATGAACATCCCATAAAAGACGACGACGGGATAATCCCATGGGGCAGGTACATAGCCGGGATTGACCCTTATGACCATGACAAATCCAAATCAGGTTCGCTTGGTTCGATAATTGTCATGGATAACTTGACTAACAGGATAGTGGCTGAGTATTCAGGACGTCCCGAAACGGCAAATGACTTTTATGAAACCTGCCGTAGGCTACTTATCTACTTCAATGCCATTGCGTTATATGAAAACGAGAAGAAAGGGGTATTTACCTACTTTGAATCATGCGGATCATTGTACCTTTTGGCCCGTCAACCCAAATTGATCAAGGACATAGTCCAGGGTTCGACTGTTGACAGGGGTTACGGTATGCATATGCCCTTGGAAATCAAGCGTTATGGCGAAGGATTGATAAATACTTGGCTTAGAAGGACTTATGAAGGTGATGTAAAGGTATCACATAAGATAAGATGCCTACCTTTGCTGAAGGAGTTGATAATGTATAACGCGGATGGTAACTTTGACCGTGTGATGGCATTGATGTTGGCCCTTTATCAGAAAGAAGAACTACGTAAATACGAAATACGGATAGAAGAAAAGACCAAAACCTTCCTTGAGAACGATTTTTTCAAGACAGGGTTTGTAAAAGGTAGTCAAAAAAGAGGATTTTTTCTTTGATATGCTATAGGGCATTGTCTTTTTTGTAGCCTAAAGGTTTTTAATCCGTTTATAATAAGATAAATTTGCAAATTCCCCTAACTAGAGACTGATGGAAATCTATTATACGAACAAAGCCTTGATGCCAAGACAGAAGGTGTCACGTTCTGTCAAGGAATCGGTGAAATGGAAGCATGATTGTGTGGATGCTGTCATTGCCACCACCAAACTCAAGGATAGCAAGAGGCGCAGGACTATCAGCGAAAGGAAAAGGAACTACGACCTTTTCAATAACAAGATAGATGAAGCGCATTTCAGACATATTACTAACCCTTTCAACATCAGTCGTGAAGGGGCTAATACTTTTAAGCTCCCTGCTACTCTTCAGCCTTATGATATTCTGTTTCCTATTTTTAACGTCCTTTTTGGCGAAGAGCATAAGAGATTTTTTAATCCTATTGTAAGGGTTGTCAATGATTCCGCTATAAAAGAAAAGGAAGAGTTTACAAAACAGACTGTCCTGCAGTCTTTGCAGGAATTCCTGTTGCGGAACGTCGAACAGGATCCGAACAATCCTCCTCCCACACCCGAGGATGTGGTGAAGAACCTCCAGAAATCCATCAAGGACATGAAGGAGGAGACTGCGAATCTGTTCCTGCAGTATTACAAGAAGAAATTCCGTCTGAAAGACGAGTTTGCAAAGGGATGGAAGGACTGGTTGATTTCCGGTGAGGAATTCTACCGTGTTGAACAGGTTGCCAACGAGGTTGTCATCAAACGTGTCAACCCCTTGCAGACCTGGTTCTTCATTCCGGAGAATACCGATTCTGTTGAAGAAGCTTCGCAGATACTTGAACAGACTTACATGACCGTCAATGAGATCATTGACGAGTTCTATGAATACCTGACACCCGGACAGATAGACGAGTTGGAGATGTACTATGCCAACTATTTTCCGGGTAACGAGCTTATCAACCCTATGACCATCAAAACGGTTGAGAGCATTTACAATTTCGAGGGTGAGGAATACGCACTTGACAGGATTCCTGTCTACCGTGTGAGATGGAAGTCCTTCCGCAAGGTGGGTAATTTCTATTACATCGATCCTCAGACCGGCGAAGAGCAGGAATTGCTTGTTGACGAGTCATGGATATGGGACAAGAACGATCCGATGCAGCGCGTCGAATGGTTCTGGATCTCTGAATACTGGGAAGGCATACGCATAGGCGCGGACATGTACATCGACGAGATGATACGCCGCAGACCACAGCAGTTCAGGTCCATGGACAACCTGTCGAAATGCAAATCGGGTTATGTCGGACGTCTTTGTTCCGCGCAGAACTCACAGTCCACTTCGTTGATGGATCGTCTGGTTCCATGGTTGTACTTGTATTTCATCCTTTGGTATGATACTGAACTTGCGCTTGCGACAAACATAGGAAAGATCGCATTGATCGACGCATCCACCATTCCTGACGGATGGGATGTCGAGAAATGGTTCTATTATGCACGTGCGATGCGCGTAGGATTCGTGAACTCCATGAACGAGGGTAACAAACGCATGGGTATCAACCAGAACATGTCCACTTTGAACAAGGAATTGAACCTTGAGATGGGTAATTACATCCAGTTCAACATCCAGCTGCTGCAGGAGATCGAAAGGAAGATACAGAACACCGCCGGTGTTCCTCCACAACGTCTCGGTGCGATCAATACAAGTGAGATGGTAGGTAACGTGGAAAGGTCACTTACACAATCGAGTCTTGTAACAGAAGACTTGTTCAGGATGCACACCCTTACCAAGCTTGACGCATGTTCGGCGATCCTCGAGGTTGCGAAGGATGTGTATAAGAACGGGTCGAAGACCTTGCAGTATGTCACCGACGATTTGCAGGACATATTGTTCACAGTGGACGGTGATACTTTCAACAATGCGGATTACGGAGTATTCGTAACCGACGATATGAAGGACATGGAAGTCCTTGAAGCAATGAAGTCCCACGCCAAATTCGCATTACAAAATGATCAGATGGCTTTTTATCAGCTTGCTGATATCTATACCACTGAGTCTATTTCTGGTATTCGTGCAGAGCTTAAGCGATATTATTCTGAAAAGCAGGAGCAGATCCAGGCGCAACAGGAGCAGCAGTCGCAGATCGCGCAACAGCAGATGGCGTTGGATAAGCAGAAGCATGACGAGGAAATGGCTTTGAAACAATATATGAATGACACCGGAAATGCAACAAGGATACAGGTCGCACAGATAGGCGTGTATTCCAGACAGCAGGACCTAGACCAAAACAATGATGGAATTCCTGACCCAATTGCCCTGGCTGGCCAAGCTCTCAAAGAACGTGAAGCGGCTTCTAAGGATTTTATCGAGCGCCTCAGGCTCCAGGCCGAAAAGATTAAAACAGACTCCGAAAGAAGCATCAAGCAACAAGAACTTGTACTTAAAAAGGAGGAGATTGCTTCAAGAGAGAAAACTGAGAAACTCAAAGCCGAGACAGCATTGAAGGTAGCCAAGGCCAACAAAAACAAATATGACAAGGGATGACCTCGTCGGAAATAGCCTTAATACACAATAACAAACGTGCCCGTCATAATTTCAAATATTACGGACCTGATGGTACCGTATATATCGGATTGATCGATGGCAGGTTAAGACGTATTTCGGACGGAACAACTACTATTGTATCCGGTAGTGGTGTTCAAAGTGTGACTGGTCTCAATACCGACACGACTGACCCTGCAAATCCGGTAGTACGGATATCAGTTGACGGTGTTACAATCACCGGTTCAGGCACTCCTGCAAGTCCTCTTGCCGCAGTACCTTCGACATCAGGAGTTGTATCAGTGACGGATGATGGTAACGGTGTAGTCACTGTTGACAACACCATACCTACAGCTCCAGTCATACAGTTCCAAGGTGTCAATGTGGACGGAGTCACCATAACGGGTGACGGTACTGCGGGTAATCCTCTTGTCGCCGCCGGTGCTTCGGGTTTTACATATTCAAAGACATTGGTCAATACCACACCATATACGATAGTGCCTACTTCGGGATACAACGTATACCATGTGGATGCTACGGCAGGAACGGTTACAATCAATTTTCCAACTGCTGTTGGTAATACCGCATGGTACGTCGTCAAGAAAATAGACTCTTCGGCGAATACCGTGGTGCTTGATCCGAATGGTGCACAGACCCTTGACGGTCAAACCACACAGACCATACGTTTCCAGAATACAAGTGTGGACATATACAGTGACAATTCTAACCTCTTCATAGCGTAATGGCATACTTGGAGTCAGTCATAATAAGGGATACCGGAGGTACCGAAGCGGATGTAACCGCTGCAAACGCATTGAAGGTCGACGGATCTGCAGTAACACAACCTGTCAATGTGGTTTCAGGATCTGTTGCAGCGTCCGTTGATTTGCAACAGGATGTATTCGGTCAACTTGTTATTGCAAACAGGTATAACCAGTTTGAGATCAACTATGATACAACCGATCCTGATTCCATATCTGAGATCACAGTTACTAAGACAAGCGGAGGTGATGCATCCAATCTGAATGGTCAGGCTGTATTCACATCCAACGCCAACACCAATGGTGGGGTAAAAGCTGTTACAAACCTCAGTACTACATATAGACCAAACTCTGAAACATATGCGGCTTTCACAGCGATATGGCCTTCAGGAGGTCTTGCCAATTCATATCAACGTATTGGTATCTATGATGCAAACAATGGATTCTTCATAGGTTATGAGGGTACTGCGTTTGGTATAACCTTGCGTAAAGCAGCAGTTGATAGCTTTATCGCACAAGCTGCTTGGAATGTGGACACTCTTACTGGAGGTGTTGGTTCCAAGTATACACGCAATGGAGTACCTGAAGCAATTGACTTCACAAAGGACAACCTCTTCAGGGTAAGATATGGATGGTTGGGAGCCGCTCCAATCTATTGGGAGGTTCTAAGTCCTGATGGAGAGTGGGTATTGTTTGACATATACAGGCATCCCAATACAACTGGCGGTACAACCATCAACAACCCAGATCTTCCAATGACCCTGGATATTCAAAAGACAGGTGCAGGCGCGACTGTTCTTACAATGAATACCGCTTGTTGGGCGGCAGGTACCACATCTCCATATACCAAGATATCAAGTACTATTACGGACAACACCTTGGCAAACATGTCAAGATCTGTGATTACAGGTAGAGCTAGTACAGGCGGTGGAACATACTATAATGTAAAGGTCACTCCTTCTGGAGCCTTAGTAACAGCGCCTCCAAACATTTTTACCGAAGATGATCCTCATACTTCAGGAGATAGTGGAGCGTTTGTATTAGCAGTTAGGAATGATTCCAATACGGCAATGACCAACACCAATGGAGATTATAGTCCTATTGCAGTCAATGCAAATGGAGCCATTGCTATTAATGATGGTGGAAACTCAATCACGATTGATGGTACAGTAGGAGTCAGTGGTACAGTGACTGTCTCAGGAACTGTAGCTGCCACTCAAAGTGGAACCTGGATACTTGGCGCCAATTCTGGTGTTGATATTGGAGATGTCACAGTTAATAATGGAGCTGGGGCAGCAGCAGTCAATATACAAGACGGAGGTAATAGTATCACTGTTGATGGAACAGTGGCTTTTTCAAATACAACCATTGCAGTAACCAATGCAGGAACTTTTGCAGTACAAGCTGCTCAGTCTGGTACTTGGATACTTGGAGCAAACAGCGGTGTGGATATTGGTGATGTAACTATTAATAATGCAGGCGGGGCTTCTGCGGTAAACATTCAAGATGGTGGTAACTCCATAACAGTTGACGGTACAATCGCTGCCACTCAATCTGGAACATGGAACGTGGTTGCGGCAGGAGATGTAGCACATGACTCACCTGATTCTGGCAACCCAGTAAAGATTGGTTTCCAGGCAGAGACAGTATTACCTGCTGCTGTGGCCAATGGTGATAGGACAAATGGAACAGCTGATCAGTTTGGAAGACAACTTGTCACACACATATCGCCAGGTATGCAGACATGGAAATCAGCAAACTACACCACGACTCAGACAGGTGTTGCCCTTTGGACACCTGCCGCTGGTAAGACTGTTGCTGTTACATACCTTGCCATAAGTTCCTATGCCACTACCACTGGCCGTGTGATTGTATGGTTTGGTGCTTCAGGAGATACTACTTATACAGCAGGTACGGACCAACTTGTTTGGGCAGGATCATTTGCCCCAGGGGCGAGTTCCAAGCCAGGAGCCATATTGAACTTCCCAACACCAGTGTTCAGTGCAAACGTGGATTACGTCCTGCGTGTTACAACGGATGCCAACATATCACTTGATGTCTCAGTTTATGGATATGAATTCTAATGGATAAGCTAATTGAACTTGTAGATAAAACAGACGATGGGGTTCAGATAAACCTCATTGCAGAATTAAACGTATATGAACTAGGCGTACAGGTTGCGCAGTGGTCAAGGTCCCCTTTCAGCTTCCCATCAGGGATGCCTGACCAGGACATCATTGATTCCATACAGCAGAACCAATACGCACACTACTTTGAATAATGGCAACAACTACTAACAGATACCTTGCGTATCCTGCTGCAGCAGCAGGTATATCACGAGCATCATCAGGTGGAGTCGCTTGGTCTTTCTCAGCTTGGACTGAGGTTGTACCTGCATCAACCATAACCGCTAACTTCTATATCGCAGGTATCACATGGGCTTGGCATACGCCAGTCGCAGCAGCAGATACCACATATCAGTGGTTGATTGAACTGGGGACAGGTACGGCTGGAGCTGAAACAACCATCATACAGGTTCCATCCAACATAAGGTCTGATACTTCAGTTGGTTATGTACCATCCATGAACGTGATGTTCCCTGAACCTAAGTTTGTTGCAGCCAATACAAGGGTCGCAGTAAGGGTTGCGTACTCCCTTGCGACCACATCCAATACCCTTACAGGCATAAAGATAATCTATCAGATTCCCTAATGGCTCAGAATGATATAGATATATTTCCAGTAGGTGCCGCTGGTATAACACCTATATCAGCCGCTTCAGTATGGGGATTTGGTTTGTGGACACAACTGACCACTGGTTTTGCATTTGACATATACATCATATCCTTGTCATTCCAGATAACCAACATACCTGCTCTTGATACCACTGTTGAACAGTTGTTTGAAATAGGTATTGGTACGGCAGGGGCAGAGATCACTGAGGTTCAAGTTCCATATAATGTAAGGAACGATACCCAGGTGGGATATTACCTCACAAGACCTGAGCATATATTTCTACCAGAACCCATTGAGATTACGGCAGGTAACAGGATTGCAGTCAGGGTAGCTGATTCATTGGTCACAGCCA